GACGATGAAGAGGATGGCCGTGAGGGCGGCGATGGCGACCCAGACGCCGATGAGGAGGGACAGGTCGTCCTCGGCCGAAGCGCCAGCCTGCGGCGGGTCGCCAGCGCCCATGGCGAACGGACCCGGATCAGGCTGTCGATCCAGCCGGACCAAGGTGTCGGCGGCCGGTGCGGAGCGCCGGGGCGCAGGGTGGTCCAGTGTCAGAACCGGATCGTCGGGAACGCCGGCGCCCGCGTCGTACGGGATCGACACGCCGTCGGCGTCGACGGTGAACACCTGGTCGAAGGGGGCGGTCTGAAAATCGATGTGGCGGGTGTCCTGACCGTAGGCGTCGCCATGCAGGCCCAGCAGGCGGCCGTGGCGGAGCTCGGCCGTGAAGGCGATGGGGTCGGGAAGGTCGGCGACCATGGCGTGGACCGTGCCGAAGCGGCCGTCGGGCTGGGTCAGGGGAGCGGCGCGGAAGGGATCGACGATGATCTCGGTGAACAGGCCCGAGCCGGTGTTCCGGCGCCGGTCGGGTCGGCTGTCGGCGAACTGACCGGCGAGGTCGGGGGCGATGTCGCGCAGCTCCCAGGCGAGAGCATCTAGAACGGCGGATTCGAGACGGGTGAACACGGACGGCGCCTCCGGGGGCCTGTGAGGAAATCGGGCGGCTGACCGTCCGGGCGACGACGGCGCGGTGCGCCGTCCTTTCACTGGAGCACAAATGAAAGAGACCAAACAGGCTTCCGCCTCGCCGGAAGCGCGCGCGGCCATGCACGAGATGATGGCGGCGTTCGAGGCGTTCAAAGGGGCGAACGACGCCCGGCTGGACGAGATCGAGCGGAAGGCGTCCGCCGACACGCTGCTGGAGGAGAAGGTGGCGCGGATCGACCAGGCGGTCGGGGCGGCGCAGGCGCGGCTGGACCGCGTGGTGAGCGAGGGAAGGCGGCCGGCGATCGAGTCCGGAGCGGGCGCCCCCTCCGGCGTCCCGGCTCAGGGCCGGGATGACAAGGAGACCAAGGCGGCGTTCGACGGGTATCTGAAGACGGGCGCTTCGTTCGGGCTGGAGCTGAAGGCGGGGCTGAGCACGGCGTCGAACTCGGCCGGCTATGTGGTGCCGGAGCAGACCGAGCGGGCCATCGAGCGGCGGCTGATGGCGGGCTCGCCGATGCGCGAGATCGCTACGGTGCGGACCGTCGGCGCGGGCGTGTTCCGCAAGCCGGTGTCGACGGCCGGCGTGGCCTCGGGCTGGGTGGCCGAGACGGCGGCGCGGCCGGAGACCGATCCGGCCACGCTGGCGCTGCTGGAGTTTCCGGCGGCCGATCTGTACGCCAATCCGGCGGCGACGCAGACGCTGCTGGACGACGCCCTGATCGATCTGGACGAATGGCTGGCGGCCGAGGTCGAGGACGCCTTCGCGGCGCAGGAGACCACGGCCTTCGTCACGGGAGACGGGGTCAACAAGCCCAAGGGCTTCCTGAGCTATCCGATCGTGGCCGACGCCAGCGCCGTCTGGGGCGAGATTGGCTATGTCGCGTCGGGGGCGGCGGGCGCCTTCGCCGGCAGCAGCCCGACCGACCGGTTGATCGACCTGGTCTATGCGCCCAAGGCCCAGTACCGGCCGAACGGCCGGTTCGTGATGAACCGCAGGACGGTCTCGGCCGTGCGAAAGTTCAAGGACGCGGACGGCAACTACATCTGGCAGCCGGCGCAGCGGGCGGGGGATACGGCCAGCCTGCTGGGCTATCGCGTCACCGAGATCGAGACCATGCCGGACGTGGCGGCGAACAGCGCGGCCATCGCCTTCGGCGACTTCCAGCGCGGTTATCTGATCGTGGACCGCGCCGGGGTGCGGGTGCTGAGGGATCCGTATTCGGCCAAGCCCTATGTGCTGTTCTACACGACCAAGCGCGTGGGCGGCGGGGTGCAGAACTTCGACGCGATCAAGGTGATGAAGTTCGCCGCGAGCTGACGCTCGGCGGGTGATTGGTGGTTGGTGGCTGGTGGCTAGAGCGGTGGTGGGGCGCGGTGCGCGGCCAATCACCAGTCACCAACCACCAGCCACCTTCTTTCAGACAATCGAGGTGGCCCATGACCGCACCCGTCTCTCTGGCGGAGGCGAAGCTGTTTCTGCGCGTCGAGCACGACGCGGAGGACGGGCTGATCCAGACGCTGATCGATGCGGCCCGGGCGCGGGTGGAGCGGGATGTCGGGCTGAGCCTGACGTCCACCAGCCCGGCGCCGCTGAGGCTGGCGATCCTGATGCTGACGCTGCGCGCCTATGAGCGGGACGACCCGGCGATGGCCATCTCGCCGGTCGAGGGCTGGATCGCGCCGTACCGGGCGGTGCGGCTGTGAAGACGCTGGCGGAGCTGTTCGAGTTGCTCGATGCGGAGACGCCGTATGGCGGGCGGGCGGTGTCCTACGAACTGCTGGGGCATGCCTGGCTGAAGCTGGGGGCGCGGAGACGGCGCGAGCGGTCGGAAGCGGGCGGGCAGCGGGCGATCGAGACGGTCACGGCTGAGACCCGGGCCGACGCGCGGCTGGCGCCGGGCCGGGTGCTGAGGTTCGGCGGCGGCGACTGGCGGGTCGTCTCCGGCGAGACGGTCGGCGGCCAGGCGATCCTGAGCCTGGAGCGGATCCGATGAGCCACGAACTGGCGTTGCAGAAGGCGTTGATCGCGCATCTGCGGGCGGACCCGGCGCTGCAGGCGGTGCTGGGGTCCCCGGCGCGGATATCGGAGACGGCGGTTGGACCGACGGAGCTGCCACATCTGCTGATCGGGCGGAGCGAGAGCCGGGACGTGCGTGCGGACGGCGGCGGGGTCGAGCACGCGCTGACGCTGACAGCCGTGTCGCGCTTCCGTGGGTCAGAGGAGGCGAAGGCCGTTCTGGCCGCGGTTCGGGCGCGGCTGAGCGACGCGGTCGTCGAGGCGGACGGGGTGCGGACGGTGGGCCTGAGGGTCGCCTTCGCCGATGTGTTTCCCGCCAGCGACGGCCACAGGACTTTTGCGGTGTTGCGGGTGCGCGCCGTCACGGAGGAGATCTGACATGGCGGCGCAACGCGGCAGGGACATCCTGCTGAAGATCGAGGGTGAGCCGGGCGTTTTCACCACCGTGGCCGGTCTGCGGGCGCGGACCATCAGCCTGAACGCGCGCGCCGTGGACGCCACGGACGGCGACAGCGCCGGGCGGTGGCGCGAGCTGCTGGGCGGAGCCGGGGTGAAGTCGGCGGCGGTGGCGGGGCAGGGCATCTTCCGCGACGCCGGGTCGGACGCGCTGATCCGGGAAGCGTTTTTCGATCAGGCGGCGCGGACCTGGCGGCTGATCGTGCCGGACTTCGGCACGCTGGAAGGGCCGTTCCTCGTGGCGGCGCTGGAGTATGCGGGCGAGCACGAGGGGGAAGCCACGTTCGCCATCAGCCTGGCGAGCGCGGGCGAGATCGCGTTCACAGCGCTCTAGGCGGTCACGATGGCGGTGCTGTGCAACGGCGCGCGAGGCGAGGTCACGGCCGTGCTGGCCGGGCGTGAGCGAACGCTGTGCCTGACCCTGGGCGCGCTGGGGGAAATCGAGGCGGGGCTGGGGCTGACGTCGGTGAGCGAGCTGGCGGGGCGCATGCGGGACCTTTCGGCGCGGGACCTCCTGGTGGTTCTGGCGGCGCTTTTGCGCGGCGGCGGGGAAGGTGAGCTTGCCGGTGGACTGGAGGCGGCGGCCATCGACCCCCGCGAAGCCGCCGAGGCCGTGGGGCGGGCCTTTGCGGCGTCCGCTGGAGCGGCGGGCGCGTGACGAGTTCTGCGAACCCCTGGGGCGCGATGATCCGAACCGCGGCGATGCTGGGGATCGCGCCGGCGGCGTTCTGGCGGCTGTCGCTCGCGGAGTGGCGGATGCTGACGGAGCGCGGCGCCGGGGAGGCGCCGCCCAGCCGCGCGGCGCTGACGGGACTGACGGAGATGTGGCCGGATGACTGACGCTTTCGAGCCGAAGGGGCTGGACGCGGTGCCGATGAAGGCGGCCGAGGCGGCCGCGGCGCTGGAGGGGCTGCGGGAGCCGGCGGAGCGGGCGGCGGCGTCGATCCAGGACGCCTTCGCACGGGCGGGCGAGAGCCTGACGCGCTCGCTGACGCGGGCGGCGGCGGACGGCGAGGTGACGCTGGCCGAGCTCGCGCGGGCGATGCTGACGGCGGTGGGCGCCGTGTCGGGGGTGGGCGGCGGCGGGCTGTCGGACGCGATCGCCCAGGCGGTGCGGACGGTGTTCTCCGGCTCGCGCGCGGACGGCGGGCCCGTCAGCGCGGGCGGCGCCTATCTGGTCGGCGAGCGAGGCCCAGAGGTTTTCCGGCCCGCGGGCGCCGGCGTCGTCGAGCCGCAAGCCGGTGGGGGCGTGACGGTGAACGTGCGGGTCGAAGGCGGGGCGCAGGGTCTGCTGCGCTCGGAGGCGCAGATCGCGCAGATGCTGGCGCGGGCCGTTTCGCTGGGCGCTCGCCGCCTCTGACGGCGAGACCCACACTGGAGATTTCTCATGGCCTTTGACGAGGTGAGGCTGCCGGCGCGGCTGGCGTTCGGATCGACGGGCGGGGTGGAGCGGCGGACCGAGATCGTCACCCTGGGCTCCGGCTTCGAGCGCCGGTCGACGCCGTGGGCGCAGGGGCGTCGGCGGTACCTGATCGGGGCCAATCTGAGATCGCTGAACGACATGGCGGCGCTGACGGACTTCTTCGAGGCGCGGCGGGGACGGCTGCACGGTTTTCGCTTCCGCGATTTCGCCGACTTCAGGTCGTGTGCGCCCGGAGAGGCCGTCCAACCGACGGATCAGCCGCTGGGCGGGGGCGACGGGAGCCGAACGGTGTTCCAGCTGGTGAAGCGCTATGGCGAGGGAGCGGGGGCGGTAGAGCGGCGCATCGTCAAGCCCGTCGCCGGGTCTGTGCGGATCGCGGTCGATGGGGGTGAGTTGGCCGCGGCGGCGTTCGCCGTGGACACCGCGACCGGCGTCGTCACGCTGACGACGGCTCCGTCGGTCGGAGCGGCGGTGACGGCGGGCTTCGAGTACGACGTGCCGGTGCGGTTCGACACCGACCGGATCGAGGTGACGCTGGAGAGTTTCGAGGCCGGACGGATGGCCGCTGCGCCGCTGGTCGAAGTGCGGATCTGAGCCATGAGAGAGGTTCCGGAGGAACTGGTCGGCCGCATCGAGAGCGGGGCGGCGGCTCTGTGCCACGTCTGGGTGGTGGGGCGGGCGGACGGTCTCGAACTGGGGTTCACCGATCACGACCGTGATCTGACGCTGGACGGCGTGACGTGCCGGGCGGCCAGCGGGTGGGTCGCGGGCGCGGCGAATAGCGCCGTGGGTCTGAGCGCCGGGGCGGCGTCGGCGGCCGGCGGTCTGGACGACGACGGCATCACCGACAGCGACGTCGAGGCCGGGCTGTTCGACGGGGCGGCTGTGGCGCTGTGGCGCGTGGACTGGGCCCGGCCTGACCTACGGGTGCGGCTATGGACGGCGACGTTGACGCGCATCCGGCGCGAAGGCGGCGGGTTCACGGCGGAGCTGGAAGGGCCGCTCGCGAAGTTGGAACGGGTGGTCGGGCGGACCTATGCGCGGGGCTGCGACGCGATCCTCGGGGACGAGCGATGCCGGGTCAGTCTGGAGGCCTTTCCGGGGGCCGAGTGCGACAAGCGCTGGCGGACCTGCATCGGGACCTTCGACAATGCGATCAACTTTCAGGGCTTTCCGGACATTCCGGGCGATGACTTCCTGACCGCCGCCCCGGTGGAGGGCGGGCGGAACGACGGGCGGAGCCGACGATGAGCGCCGCGGCGGCCTTGGCCGCGCGGGCCTGGCTGGGCACGCCCTATCGGCATCAGGCCAGCGTCAGGCACG